TTTTGAATCGTGATAGTCCTCATATCCCGCTTCTTCAAAAATAGTTTGAATATAATTATTTACATCAATACTCTGCACACCATCTTTTAGTCTTAGCATAGCAGCCACTTCAGAAAGCACTTCTTTTTGGACACTACCCTTTTTAGATAATTTAGAGAGGACCTCAAATAATACTACTTCAGTATTTAAAAGACTTTTAAATGTGGGAGGTTCTTTTAGATTTAAAGCATTTACTCCATATTTTTCACTTAGCATAGAAATTAAGAGGTCTTTTACTGGCTTTTTATATTCAAATAATTTAGAAGCAAAAGTCTTAATTTCCACTTCTGTAACTACCGATTCCTGTAAATTAAGAGAATTTTTAATGGTGGTTCTAAGTTGTTTTTTTGTAGCTAAACTAAAATAAGGAATTTCGGCTAAAGTTTGTGATAAGGTAGAGACTATAACATCCTCATCAGATTCAAAAATCAAGGAGGATAATTTTTGAATATTTTCATTAGTTGTCCAAAGATACTCAAAATGTGATTTGGATTCTAAAAGTTCCTTCTTAAGAAGTTCTTGTTGGCAAATTATTTCATAGATAGAGTCGTTGGATCCATCTTTTATGATATAGTCTTTATTTTCAACTAAATCCTCGTAGGAAAGATAGGGAAAATTAAATGCCTCGGAAACAACATCAGCAAGCTTTACTGCGTTTTTAACTTCTTTAACAGAATAAATAGTGTCTTTATTTTCTTTTAAAAACTCAACCAGGGCTGGGGTGATTTCTTTAAGTTTTTCAAAGGAAGTAGACTTGATAATATTTTTATTCTCAGAGAACTTTAAGGTTTTTTCTTGTATAGAGGCTTTTACATTATCAAATTTAAGTCTAGTGCCCCATAGAGAGAGCAAATCCTTAAATTCATTATCAGATTTTGAATAGTTATTTTCATGAATACTTCCAATAAAATTTGAAATCTGATCCTCAACTAAAGAATTAAACTTGGTCTCATCTTCATAAGCATCAGAATCTACTACTTCAATGTTAGTTAAACTAATATCATTATCAATTTTATAGTTTCCACTAATAACCCTATTATTTTCTGTTACGAAAATAACCTTATCTTCCGCATCATCCACAGAAAATAAAGCCACATTCTCCCGTAATGATCTACCTAAGCAGTCTGTTAGCTTTAGGAGACTAGTAACTTTCTTGTTTCTTTTTTCAAAAATATTCTCAAACATGGTAAAAATCCTCGTAAACCTTTAGATTATATATACTTGTATTATTTAAAAGGATCAAGTTTCCTCTTTATTATTTTTTCTATTTAGAACTCTACCCAAAATTTTGTTTCTTTTGTAGGAGTTCCCACCCTCAGAAACTAAGCGTTTCCTGATTTTATTAAAAACTTCATTAGATTCTGGGACCGCAGTAGGGGCAGCGTTTTCGGCACCCTCCTGCCCCCCAGCCTCTCCATACCCAGGTCCACTACCTCCACCCTCTTCTCCCCCCATCTCTGCTTGGGCGGCGGCCTCCTCTTCTAACTCTTTCTTCTTTTCTTCTAGAACCTCTTCAATCTCTTGTTCAGTAAGATCATAATATTCTTTAAGAATTCTTGCTTTAGCAAATAATTGGGTTCCCACAACAGCCTGAATTACTCTTGCTTTTTGCTCATCTATGTCTAACTTACGCTTAGTAAACATATCTGAACCATCAGGTAATTCTACTCTAATATTAGAAATTAAGGCTTCTGGATATCCTTTTAGTTTAAGATGCTTTTTAGCTAAACTCTCTAACCCATTCTCAACGGCATGTTGAACTCTCATAACGGTTCTAGCAAACTTAACATCTAATTGGGATAAGTTTGCTTTTCTCTCAGGAGACTTATCTTTTTCAACAATAAAGTCTTTTGGGACCTTTAAAGCTGCTAAAAGCTTATCTCTAAAATAAGCAACATCAGCGACCTCCCCCAGGTTTTGTGCGCCGGGCAAAGTATCAATCTTGGTCCCCTGATTTCCTCTAACAGGAACAAAGAAATCCTCATCAGCAGATAAGGGGTTATATCTTGCATCAATATTACCTGTAGTATGATTATAGAACTTCTCTTTTTTAAACTTTTGTTTCAGTCGTTCCATAAACATTTCGGCCTTACTGGCTGGAAGCTGCCCAACATCAACATAAAAAATTCTACGCTCTGGTGCCCGTGTTAATCTGTAAATTAACATAGCATCTTCCATCATTTTTAAAGATCTATAAGCTCTAACAGCTAAAGCGCCCATTGATTTGCCGTAGGGATAAAATAGGGGGTCTGATGTATGTAATCTAAAATGAATAATTTGATTTTTATCAAGAACCACATATTTACGCTTACCCATATCCTCACCTTGCCCACCAAAAGAATCCCAGGTATCTTTGTCTGGGAGTTCTTGAATAAAATCAGTTAGATACCCATACTCGTTTTCTACCCTAAGAATATATTTTGGGTTTAAGACCTTAATTCTTTGAATACCCTTCTTAGGTTGATTCAAATCAACTACAGCCTCAGTAAAGCAGTCCCCATACTTAACAGTATTTCTTACGATATCCCAATAAGTTTTATCTAATTTAATGGTTTTAAATAATTCTCTAAGCTCATCAACGACTACTTGATAATCAGAAATAATTTTCCACCTCTCGCCACGAATGTCTCTTTGAGTACAATCATCAGCATAAATATCAAACGCTGCCCCCACTTCAGGGTAGTCATCCATTTTTTCATACTCAGCGTAGCGTTTTCTTCTACTACTCTCAACTTGTGGAGTTACAAGATCAGAAATACTCGTCCTATTAACCCCAAACCCAACTGCATCTGTTGGCCTAATTGTGACATCAGTAACCGCAGCATCGCCAGCCAAGGGAGCCAACACAGTATTTCCAGGGGAGGTTTGTTGTGATATGTGGGGTTGGGCTTTGGTAGCGAAAAATTTAGCAAACCACTTACCAAACTTCCCAGTAGGGTAAAAATAAGAACCTACTCTACCTTCTGGCCCAGCTCCGAAGGTAGTATAACCCTCAGACTCGTTAATTACCTCTTTTTCTTTTACTTCATTAACCATTTTATATCCTCTTCTGTAATACCACCAAAAGATTGTAGTCTCACTTTATTATTTATTGATGGTAGAAGTAATTTTGGATCTTTCTTTTCTCCCTGAGAATATTCCATAGGAGTAGTTCCCATTAAGGACTGCATCCCATAAACAGCAACCCCCAAACTAGTTACTAAATCATCATTTTTGCCCTTATCAGCCTCTATTCTTCCGCCCTCCCTAACAATAAAACTCATAAATTCATCTACCGTGCGCTGAGAATTGATTTTCAGACGATTAGTTCTGATTGATTCCTCTAATTTAGCCAAAATCTCTTCTCTATTCCTTGCTGTTACTTGAAGACCCATATTACCTTTATTATCTGCCCACAAATTCTCATATTCTAGATTAGTAAATAACCAATCAATAAGGTTATTCCCAATTGTATTACGCTCAATGATAACATGGGCTACATTATATAGATTAGCTTCATTATTAATTATTTGAGCAAATTCATTAATAGGTGTTTTATTTGAATAAAATTCCGCCACCTGTTCTCCATTATATAAATTAATGATGTGGAAAGCAGAATAATCTCTATCCCGCCCCAAGGAAACATCAACCCCAATAATGTAATCAAACGAGGGGTGTGGGTCTTTCCAAACGCGCATCCGATTATTGTATTTAATATAGAAATCTTTGTTAGTGGTCTTATCTAGCCTACGCAGAACATCAGCATCAAGATAGGTTTCTCCTGTACCCAAAAACTCCATCTCATATTCTTGGAGCCACTTCTTTAAACCAATATTTAGGCGGGTAGTTTTTTCCCACTTATTTACATCATAATTAGGGTCTCGCTCTTTGTAGTATTCGTATAACCAAGTATATTCAGAATTGTAAGAGTACTCTGGGTGGTCTTGCCACCTTAGATCTATTACATTAAAATCGTTGGCCCCATTTACAGCATTTGTGTAGGTTTCATGATACCAATTCCCAGTACCGTTTACAGTAGAGAGAATAAGTACGCGACCACCAGTAGAAATTACTGGATAGGCGGAAGCCCAAATGGACTCAATATTTTCAATAAAGGCAGCCTCATCAACCACAAGAAGATATCCAGATAAAGATCTACCTGCGGTTTTGCTAGAAGGTCTTGAAATTACTCGGCACCCGTTACTGAGATACAAAACATGTTCGGTCTTTTTTTTAACCCCAGGCTTGAAAAATGAAGGAAGCTCCTCATACATTAATTTAATTCTACCCAAAACCTCTGTAGATTCAGTATCACCAATAGACAAGACAGGAATAGTTTTATAC